CAGTCCTTGGATATATCTCAAATCTTGCGAGTGCGATACAGACACTTTTGAACAAAATACCGGGAGTTGAAGTCGATATTACCAGCGGTTTAGACGGATTCTACTCAAAGTTGGAAGAGGCACAGCAGGCGGTCAAGGATAAGTCAGGCTGGGTTGAGCAGGTCGGCAAGATGGATTATGTCGATTATCAGACTGCATACAACAAGGGATATGATTTCGGACAGGGCGTAGAGAACAAGGTTTCTGATTTCTTTGGTGGTATTAAGGATCTTGGAAACAGCGGAGACACCGGAGCATTAGGCAGTTATGGAGCCGCATCTGATATGGCTGCGAATGTTGCCAACATAGCAGGTGATACATCGAGTATCTCGGATTCGCTGGATGTTTCGGAAGAGGATCTGAAGTATCTGCGAGATATTGCGGAGCAGGAAGCAATCAACCGTTTTACGACGGCGGAGATCAAGGTGGATATGTCCGGTATGAGCAATACTGTGCATAATACCAATGATCTGGACGGTATTGTGGACGGATTGACCACGCGGGTACTGGAGGCGATGGAAATAGTCCGGGATGGAGCCTAAATATCGACAAACGCAGAAGGGAGGTGTATAATAATTTCACAAATTATTAGGGAGGAACTATTATGGGGTTATTTGGTAAGAAAGATCAAGCTAAGGAATATACAGATATCGTGCATGTTGTAGGGTTGCCAATCCCAGAAAATTGTAAATGCAAAGTTATGCTTAAAACTCAGGAAATGGTGATTTCCGGGGCTGGGACAGAAATGACATTATTGTATGAGAAAATACATAATGTTGATTTTCAGATGGATATTGATGAAAGCA